AAAAACAGCTACTCCGATGCGATAGAGCTTTATGAAAGGCATATGAAGCAGTACCGAGGCTCACTCGAAATTGACGGCTCAAGCGAAGCGGCGACGACGGTACGAAATATTACGTACGAAATCGTAGAAAGCCAGGTTTCGTCAAGCATTCCCAATCCCAAGGTGGATGCCGCCTGCTACAGTGAGAGGCGTTCGAGAAATTCACTCGCAATCGAAAGACTTCTCTACTCGGTTCGCGACAAGCTTCCTTATGAGGAAATGAACGATATCGACGAGCGCTACACCTATATTTTCGGCGGAAGCGTTTGGTACGTGGAATGGGACAATTCACTAAGGCTCGGCAAGGAGGTCGGAGGAGTCCGTCTCAACTGCATGTCGCCTATGAATTTTATACCTCAGCCCGGTATATCCTCGATAGACGATATGGAATATTGCTTTCTCAAGCTTACCGCAACACGCGGCGAGCTTATGAGAAGATACGGAATCGAAGAGGATATGCTGGAGCTTGCCGAATATGACGTTGAAGGCGACGGCGGCTCTGACACCGATACTGCAAATCTGATAGTTGCGTTTTATCGCGACGAGGACGGAGAAATCGGCAAATTCGTATTTTCGGGCTCGCTTACCCTTTTTGACATGCCGAAATACTACCGTCGGAAAATAAAGGTTTGCAAAGCCTGCGGAAAAAGAGAGGAGGACTGCCGCTGCAAGAGAAAAAAGATAGTAGACAAGGACGAAATTTACGAAAAGGTCTCAAGTGAAATTCTTTTGCGCGACGGAACGAAAATTCTTTCCTCGTCACCCGAAATAGAGGACGGGCGGTTGGTTAGCAAAAAGGGAGAGTTTCTTATGAAAGAAACCGAAATTCCCTACTACACCCCAAGCTCCTTTCCGATAGCCGTAAGAAAAAACACCTCTTTCGGCGATTCGCTTTTCGGTCAATCGGATTGCGAATACATCCGTCCCGAGCAGCAGGCGATAAACAAGATTGAATCGAGAATTCTTCAAAAGCTTCTGCGCGCGGCAATCACACCTATCGTGCCCGAGGATGCAAGTATTTCTCTTAACAACTCGGTTTTTGGGCAGGTAATTAAAATGAAGCCCGGCGAAAGCGCCTCTCAGTACGGAAAAGTTGACACGACCCCCGACATATCGCAGGATATTGCGGAAGCGGAGAGACTTTACGACCATTCCAAGAGAATTCTCGGTATATCCGACGCTCTAGTCGGTCTTGACGCCTATACTCCCGAATCGGGTTATGCAAGACAGCTTAAAATTTCACAGGCTTCGGGCAGACTTGAATCAAAAAAGAAAATGAAGCACACGGCGTACGCAAAGCTCGACAGACTCATATTTGAGCAATACCTTGCCTTTGCAGACGAGCCGCGCTCGCTAAGCTTTCGCGACGCATACGGAAGAGTCCATAACTATGAGTTTAACCGCTATGATTTTATTGAATACGATATCACGAGCGGCAAATATTACTATGACGACGCATATCTGTTCTCGGTGGATCTGAACGGCGGTGCAGAATATCAGAGAGAGGCTCTTTGGGAGAGAAATCTTGAAAACCTGAAGGCAGGAACGCTCGGTGACCCCACGCAAAACGTGACTCTTCTAAGATATTGGCAATGTCAGGAGAGGGCGCACTATCCGTACGCAAGAGAAAACGTGGAATACTTCAGCATGGCAACCGAAGAAGAGAAAAACGAAATCCAAACGATGAAGGGCGGTGATTGAGTGGCAAAGAAAACAACTCTTGAGGATTTTGTAAAAAACTACGTACAAAGTAAAAAGAATTCCGAGAGCGACGAGGACTATCGCAAATGGTTAAAAACGAACGGTATTGATTCGGGCGCTATATACGATGAATCAATAAAGGATATAACGGCTGACTACGCAAAGGCAAAAAGCGAATACGGCGCTCTTGGCGAAAGCCTCGGAAATCTCGGACTTACAGCAAGCGGATATTCCGATTACCTGAACGGAAAGGCATATTCCGAAATGCAAAAAAGAAAAGCGGGGGCAAGAGGCCGGTACATCAAGAACGAAGCAGAAAACCGCAAGGGATACGGTGAATATCTTTCGAACCTTGCCAAAACAGAGGCTGCCGAGTATGAAAACACGGTAAATGAAATCATAAGCTCAGGCATAATGGATTTCGACGAAGCGTACGAGCTTGCAATAGGCAAAGGCCTTAACGAAGCATCGGCGGAGCTTGCCGCAAAAGCTGCCGGCGACTCGGTGAGAAAAAAGGTTCGGGAAAACGCCCTCAAAACCATAGTCAGTCAGAATTTCGGCAAAACGCAAGCCAAAGAATACGCTCTCGCGCTCGGTCTGTCGGAGGCGGAAGCGGACGAGCTTGCCGACTATGCAAACAAGATAAACAGAGACAACTATTACAGCTCGGATTATCTGCAATATCTTAAAGACAAATGGGCAAAGGAAGGCGAAGGGGAAAACTAAAAGCATTTTTTAACTTTGCCTTTAAGCTGCCCACCCCACCTCAACAATCAAACTAAGAAAGGATTTTTATATGAAGAACAAAAACTATTCTCCGTATGGCACCTATAAGCCGACGAAAATCGATGCACCTAAAAACACCGCAAAGGACGAGCCCCGCGCGTCAAAAATCACCGGTGCAAACGATCTTCGAGGAGGAAAAAGCAAATGAACGACGGACAGATGCTTGATGAAGTAAATGAAAGTTTACAAAACAAACCGAAAGAAATTGACACGAGTGCCAACGAAGCCCCTATTGAAACCGAAAGTGCCGAAAGCACGGCTGACGGGGAGGACGGAATTGATTACGCTCTCGTCGTAAGCGAGGATCTCAGAATTCTAAGAGAAGAATTTCCCGAGCTTTCCGAAATTGAGGATATATGCGAGCTTAACGATCCGCTTCGTTACGCCGCTCTGCGCGATCTCGGGCTTTCTCCCGAGGAGGCGTATCTCGCAACGTCGAAAAGACAAAAAAAGGACAACCGTTCGCATCTTTTTGCAACCAAGACGGTATCCGTGTCAAGAAACGGAGCAATGTCGGATTCCGAGCTTGCCGCGGCAAGAGAAATATTTACGGACATCTCGGATCGGGAAATAAGAAAACTTTACAAACGAGTTACAAAATAAAGAAAGGATAATTTATGTTTAAACTTATTAAAATCACGGGAGCGAGAACTAACGTTCCCGAAACTGTAAGCGCCAAGATCGACGGCACGACCGCATATTCGGCAGGATGCGTTTACTATTTGGGAGACGGTCAGCTTTCAAAATCGCCCCTCACCTCCTACGACCTTAAATTCATTGCACTCGAGTCGGTTGCAGAAAACAGCGGTAAGACCAAAATAAGCGGCTATCTTGTCACAGACAATATGGTTTTTGAAACAGACGTTTATAACGACGTCAACAGCATCAAGGTAGGCAACATGCTTGCAGGATACCTTAACACTGACGGAGACGTAATCGGCGCAGACTCAATAGAGGGCTTGGACGCAGTGGTTCTCAACGCGGACGAAGCGCGTACGAAGCACAAGATTCTCGTAGCTCTTAAGTGGTAAATTTGAAAGGAGATAAAAATGATAATTTATTCTAAATCCACAGCAACGAACAACGGCGCGATAGGAAAGCTTGAAACTCCTATCAAAATGATAATCGAGCATGAAAGCGACCTGCTCACAAAGAAGGGCGGAATATGCTCATGGCTCTATAACATTGAAAAGAGCGGTCGATTCGGAGAAACCATCGTCGGTCAGAACGAATTTGACGTTTTCAAGGCCGTAGCAGAAGGCGCGGGAGCGGAAAACGACAGCATTGACGAGGTTTACCGCAAGTTTATCGAGCATATCCAGTTTATGAAGGAGTTCACCGTAACCGCTGAGATGATGGAGGATGCAAACTACGGTGTGGCGGCAGATGCTAAGCGCCGAGCGGAGAATTTCACACGCTCCTACTACAAGACCATAAATAAGATATGCGAACGCGCGCTCATCGGTGCTACAAGCGCATCGACGGTATTTGCAAGAGCAACGCTCGACCTTACGACCGCCGACGGACTTCCTCTTTTCTCCAAATCACACAAATGGGGAAATGCCGGTCAGAACCAGTCCAACTATTTCTACGGTGACATTTTCTCAAGCGGTGAAGACGGCTCAAGAACAAGCTCCACTGCGGTATTCGAAGAAGCTCTCGGTGAACTTTCGGTAATACTCAGGAACATGAAGGACGAAAACGGCGATCCGCTCGGATATACGGCGGACACGATAATCCTTCCCGGAAACAGACCCATTGCGGAAACTATTGCCAAAAAGGTGTGCGGCTCTCCCGGAGCACTCGGCAACGGTTATAACGATATCAACCTTCACTACGGCAACTGGAACGTCGTTATCCTTCCCAACTGGCAATCCAGCGACGACAGAGTAATGATAATGTCTAGCGAGGCTAACAAAAACCTTTCGGGCAATATGTTCTTTAACCGCGTTCCCTTGACCGTATCGAGCTGGGTGGATAACCACACAGGAAACTATATCTGGAACGGAAGATGCCGCTTCGGCGTTGG